TGTAGTTGGGCAAAATTGTTGTTTATTTTTATATACGCAGTGCGTAACGGGTCGCCTGTGCCATCATCAGGTTGAGCTCCAACATCCACATATTCATAGGTCATAGATACGTATCCTCTGGTGTATTTACCAGAGCTGCGTATCTATAGCTAACAGTCTAAACGGAGAAACTTGATCCGCATCCGCAGGTGCTGACCGCGGTGGGATTATTGATTACAAAGCTGGAACCCATGACATCTTCACGAAAATCAATGGAGGAACCTTGTAAATATTGCATGCTCATGGCATCTACTATCACATGTACTTCTTCATAATTGAAGTCAAAATCGTCTTCATTTTGCTCTTGATCAAAGGTGAAACCATAACTGAATCCTGAACAACCACCACCTTGCACAAACACTCGCAGCTTGATTGCAGGGTTGGCTTCTTCGGCCATGAGTTCTCGCAGTTTTGCCACAGCTGATTCTGTAAGTGTAATCATAATTCTTTCCTTGGCCAGGCACTGGCCTTGCCGTTTTTAATCAACTTTGACACAACAGAATTGAAATGTCTTTGTTTATTCTTTTCTGGAGACAACGCAAAGATACCTGTGCGATTTTCTTTGGCGTATGCTCCGCCCTTTTTTCCACCAACTGATCCTGCTCTAGAAGCATGTCCTAATTTGAATCCCATTCCTAATTCAGATGCTTTTTGACCGCCCATCGAAGCGATACGTTTTTTTTCTTCCGGGCTTAAAGAATGTATACCAAGTTTTTGTTCTTTGGCTATCTTGCCACTTTTCTTTCCATTTTGAGATCTCATTTGTTGAGCCAACTCGGGATTGTTTTTGATCCAAGCAGTTAATCCTATTCCCCGATCTCTATTTTTAATGGCAGATTTGCGACCGTTTTCTATGGCCATCTGTTTCCAATCTTCTGGTCTAATTTTCATTCTTTGAGAGATCATGAAACATGCGTAGTGATCGTTTTGCTGTTTGTGAATGTCATAGTGTTCTTGAAGAGTTACTGCTTGTAAATTAGCAAGAACATTATTGTCATGGTCACCATCGATATGATGTATATCAGTTCCTGGCAATAAACAACATTTGTGATAGCGTTCGTAAAGTTTTCTGTAATTTTTTGACATAGTCCTTGTGTGTTCCCACAAGTATTTATGTCAGAGACGTTCGTTGACTACATCCCAATTAATGATTTTCCAGATGTTATCAAAGTATGCCTCTTTGTTCCACTGGTAATCCGTAGACCATACATGCTCCCAAGCATCAACTAAAAGTGCAATATCTGTACGCACAGCATGATTTTTGATGGTTTTGATCTCTCCACCAGTGCTCAAGTAAACCCATCCTGACCCTTGAATTTTCATAGCTGTTTCTTTCACAGCGTCTTGAAATGCTTCGTAACTTTTGAACTTGCGTTCAATCAGTTCCAATACAGCGCCGCGGGGTCGATTTGCTCCTTTGGGTGGTTGTAGTTGTGGGAAAAATTTGTTGTGCAAAAAACTACCTGCACGATTGAAATCCGCATCACCTTGGCCGGCATTGTAGCGTTTGGCATAGCCTTTGGCCAGATGCTCGTAGTGATAGTTGATACTGTCTGCACTCAGCACAGGTTCTAACTCGTCAATGGCATAAGGCAGGGGAGTGGTTTCCAGTTTGGCTGGTCTTGTGCTGGCTTCTATGAGATCAATATGTTCACGCATACAAGTATTTAGCAACGACGGGTAATGCGTCCTCTAGTGAGATCATATGGCGAAAATTCAATCAACACACTATCACCCAACAAAATCTTGATATCATGCTTGCGCATACGGCCAGAGATATAACCAATAACTGGTTTATCCACACCATCTAACTGTATACGAAACATGGTATTTGGCAGAACTTCTAGTACCTTGCCTTCTAATTCTATGCTTGCTTCTTTTGCCATTGACCTATTACTTAGCTGAAGTCGATTTCTGCTGTGATTTTTTGCAGCCGATCAAAACGAAAACTACGCCACTCTGCTTTTTCCAAATCATACACTCGCAGGCTATGAGGATCTGGTTCTTTGCGGGGCTTTTTGTTTTCCTTGAGCAGATCCTCAACAGCAACATCACCTTTGGGCAGTTTATCATGAGGAACACGAGCCATGTCCAAAGTGCAAAGCATTTCACGCATGGTGCCGTCGGCTTTGACAAAGGTCACAGTGACTGGGGTCTTGTGTAACAAACTGCGCACCCAGTCTCGGATCACGAGTTTGTCTGTGTCTGTTGATTCTTGATAGAGTGTGCCCGGTACTCCTTTGAGCAGTCGAACCACTTCACTTTTTTCCCAGGCCATTGTTATATCCATACTATCTCCTTTATAAAAACTTGTTTGTGAGTTTCAATCATGCCCATCTCAAAGCAAACAAAGTGGCATTGCCGGGGTTTTTGAAACACCAAGTGGTTCTGGTTTTACCGTCAATCACACCTGCTGCAGGATCCATACCCAATTTATACCAGTCACGAGCAAAATCCCCAATGTAACATGCACACCATTCTTCAACTTCAATCCAGTTGGGATTCTCAATTGTGATATAGTGGGTCCAATCACGCCATGCAGTTTGGTTGTGGGCGCGTTCAGTTTCTAGATGTTTTTTCATCTCCGCATTTTAGCCGCGTCAATTGCATCTTGTTTGGAAAATATTGGTTGTAGACAACTTTTATGCAGCACAGTTACTCCCAGAACCTGATCGCCAGTGTACACCTTGGCTGGAGCCAGAGTGGCATTACCGCCGGTGTTGACACTGGGAATATGATGTGTGGTATTACGACCCACAGGCGCAGACAATTTGTAATCAAGAGGCTCGGCCTTCATTGCACGCCGCTGTCGTTTGTCATCGGCATCCACTTGCCACTTCTTCTGTAGTTCCCGCCAGGAAGTGTCAAGCTCACGAGCTCTTTGTGCTTGGGCTGCATTACGGAATTTTACTCGGCCTTTTTTCTTGCCGTTGAGGCTCAGGGCAGGGCCGCACATGTGCATGGTCATTTTATTCTCCAAGTGATCATGTGCTTATTATAGCACTGCTGTAATTACCGGTCAACGATTATTTGAACAAGATCAACGCCATCAGCACAGCTTGTACAATAAATCCCGTGCCAATTGTGACAATATTCAACATGTCTTTGAGTACCACTGCTCGCATGAACAGCAGTACCAATCCAGCCCACAAGAACAACACCACATCCAAACCAGGAGTGCGATCACTAAGTCCAGTCATCAGAGCTAGCAAAGTTGGTATGGTAGCAGCATGGAATACAATAGCTGCTAGCCAGCCTAGGGTATCTGCAGAGAGTGTGGCCAAACTATTGCTGAGAAATTCTCGAATGGCCACAATTGTGACAGGAAACTTAAAAGGCATGATTATGCTCCGTAGAAGAAATATTATATAACATGTAAAAAATTAAGTCAATACATAAATATAGGTGTAGTTCGCGGAATTGGCGTTCCCAACTACTCTAACGCTAGAAGGAGCAATCAGCATGTCTATTTATTGCACATATCTTACCACATACAGTGGAAATAAGTTTCCGCCATTTTACATTGGTTCTTCCACGGTGTCAAGAATATCCAATGGATATCAGGGATCTGTATCATCTAAGATGTATAAGGAACTCTGGGACCAAGAAATAAAAACCAATCCACATTTGTTTAAAACAAGAGTAATATCAACTCATAGTAGTGGCAAAGAATCTCGAGACAAAGAACTAAAATTTCATAAAAACTTAAATGTGGTTAAGTCCGACATGTATGTTAATCGAGCACTTGCCAAACCTAACGGATTTCACGGAACCGATGTATCCAAAGAAAAGCATCCGCGTTGGGGCCAACATCACTCTACTACATCCAAACAACTAATTGGTGCTAAAAACAAAGGAAAATCTCCGCATAACAAAGGGGTTCCAATGTCGCAGAAAAACCGAGACAGAATCAAGTTAACTAAACGATTAAATCCACATCCTGCCCCGAACAAAGGCAAGAAGATGAATTATTCATCTGATGCGTTGGCTGCAATGAATCGAGCAAAAACATGGAAACTAACCACTCCGGGCAACGAAACGCTGATTGTTAACAACCTCAGAAAATTTTGTAAAGATCAGTGTCTTAACGAACGAGCCCTTAGAGGTCTTGCTAGTGGCCTAAGAAAACATTACAACGGTTGGCAATGCTCACTTATAGAAGATGTGATTTCCTAGTGTGATTATCTTTGTATTTTTCCAGCCTGGCGAAATACGAGTAGAATGGTAATACATTGCATCCGACAACATAGGTAATCTAAATCCTTCAAATAAAACCTTTTTAGCGATTTCTTCTGATTCTTTCCACGCAGGTGCGTATACTGGTTTTACTTTGTGGTTTGTTTCACACACCCAACTGAATTGGCAGATCACCTTCTCATAGAAAATATTCTTTTGGTATACAACTTCGCAGACACTACTAGGAAATTTCCCAGAAATCATACGATTCATTGTGACTTGGGCAACGCCGACTTTCGATTCAAAAGGCTCCGAAGCGGCTTCCCAATAGATGTTACGTGTTAGGCAATCCAGTTGGCGGATTTTTTCTTGCGCTGTCACATAACCAGCAGGCATTGCTTCAACGCCCGAACGAAGTTCATTGAGTTTGTTATTGCATACGGCAATCACAGCCAAGGCAACAATCCAAAGTCCTGCAACTCGGAAGGCTCTTGAACTCCATAGTGCGAGTTGATCGCTGATGTGGTTTACTTGTGCTTTCATGGTATGTTACTTAATGAAATGGGCAAAATCACCCGGAAGATCCACACAAAACTGGCCAGTTTTGTGTTTCTCAATGTGTATTATAACACAATCAGCTGAGCTTGCAAACCGGAATTGGCAACATCTTGTGCAAATTTGTTGCTCGAATCTCACGGTAGCGGCGAAGGTTTTTCTTTTGCTGCGGAGTAGCGAATTTACCAAGTTCTGAATCAGTGTCCTGCAGCATGGCTGTTTCTAAATCAGGGTATGTCATGCCCAACT